AAAGCCAGAACCTGAGCCAGAACCTTACATACCACCACCTCCACCTCCTCCTACACCACAAGAAATTATTGTTGATGTAAAAGTAGAAGGTGTTGATAAGACTTATACACAAGCTGATGTCAATGATGGAACTATAGAGCGTGACCAAGAGCGTGTAGATAATGAGTCGGAGTTTGGTTGTTTTATGACTGATGCACAGATACAGCGTGGTGATTGCTTAATTATAATAGAAGAAGTAGAAGTTTTTGAAGATGATATTATAGAAGAAGAAATCATTATTATAGAAGATGAGGTTATTCTTGAAGAAGATATTGTCAAAGATAAAGAAAATGTGGATGTCATCATTTCTGAGGATGATGTTGTTATACTCGACCCACCTAAAGAGGAAGTTATTGAAGATGAAGTGGTGGAGTTTGAAGAATTACCTATTGAGTTCGAGATTATTGAATTTGATTTGGAAGACATTGTCCCCGAAGACGTGGTGGAAATACCAATACCAGTTGAAGTTATAGAAGATGAGCCAGTTAAAGAGGATATACCTGAAGTTCTGGAAGAAGATACTCCCGACACAACGTTACCTCCTGTGGAGATTGAGCCAGAGAGAGAAGAAGTAGTCCTTACAGAGGAAGAAGTTGCTGTTGAAGTAGCTGAAGTTGTAGAAATTCTAGAAGATATTGTTGTTGAAGAAGCTACTGTTGAAGAAGTTGTTGAAGTACTAGAAGAAGTTAATGATATAGGTGTACAGAATCTATCTTCAGTCACAGAGGAAACACAGGATGTCATACAGGAGGTTGTCCAGGAAGCTATAGCAGATGTTGCAGAGCTTACTGAAGAACAAGTAGAAGTTGTCGCTGAAGTATTACAAGTAGAAACAGAAGATGTAGCTATTATTGCTGAGTCTATTAAAGATGATGAAGTTATAGCTGAAGCTGTAGAAGAATATGTTGAACGTGCTGTACAAAATGCAGACGTTGAGAACTATACATTAGCTGATGTTGTAACAGAGGTACAGTTTGAAACCTTTATAGAGAACCCAATACAAACGTTTATAGACATTGACATACAAGAGATAAACTTTAATGACATAGGTAATGACATGACTACTGACCAAAAGGAAAAAGCTCAAGAAGTTGTAGTTCCAGTAATCTTGACTAGAATAGCTACTATGGCTGCTTTCGTATATAGGAGAGGCAATGTTTAAAAAACTAGGTAACTGGATAATAGATGCAATTAAGGAAACACTTAACCTTAGTTGGACTCTTGTTGGTTTAGTTATTGCTACGCTTACATTGACAGGTTCAGCACAACAAGTAACAGGTCTTGCTACTATAATAACATTAGTAATATGGTTAATAACTTTAAGATGGAGGAAGTAACATGACTATTAAATACAGAGGTGAAACATTTTCAGGATATAATAAACCTAAACGTACACCTAAAGCTAGTAAGTCACATGCTGTACTAGCAAAAGAAGGTGATAAGATTAAGCTTATTAGATTCGGACAACAAGGTGTGTCAGGTGCAGGCAAGAAAAAAGATGCTAAATCTGCAGCAAGACGTAAATCTTTTAAAGCACGTCACGCAAAAAATATTAAAAAAGGTAAAATGTCTGCAGCTTATTGGGCAGATAAGGTTAAGTGGTAATGGCTAAAACAGTTAAGTGGAAGTGGGGAGACAAGTATTATAGTGGTACCCTTATTAGAGAAACTAAAACACATAAATTTGCACGTACAAAAAATGGCAAAGTTAAGAAGATTAAAAAGTAATGGCATTACCTGGAGCATACGTTGTCAATAGCCCTAAACCTGGAGAGTACTGCGATAATTGTATGCATTACAGTAATAATTATTGTATTAAATTTGCTAAAGAAGTAGCACCATATGGGTGGTGTGCGGTATGGGAACCTATGAATAATGAAGTATGAAGTACTAAGAACCAGCAGTGGCAAAGACTCTACATCAGGATTGTTGTTTGAAGTTAGCCAAAACAAACGAACATTTCTAGCATACACACTAGAAGACGAACAAAGAGATGTTAAAGTCTGGGGGGAAACTCGTATCCCTGCTGGTACGTACAAGTTAAAGCTAAGAACTGAGGGTGGATTTCATAATAAATACGCTAGTAAGTATGGTAACTTTCACAAAGGTATGATACATGTACAAGATGTACCAGGATTTGAGTACATATTATGGCATACAGGTAACACAGATGAGCATACAGCTGGTTGTTTAATCATGGGTAACACACAAACTAACAACCGTATAGCTAAAGATGGGTTTATCGGCAGTAGTGTTGATGCATATAAGTTTGTATATCCGCGTGTAGTGTCAGCAATAGAGGCGGGTATAGATGTTGAAGTAGAATATATAGATTATGATGGAGATGTTAAAAAAATATCTAATAAATCTACTGATGATGTCATACTAGCAGGCTCAGTAATGGATAAATTATCAGAGATAAGTGGAGAAATTCAAGTAATGTCTGCTAAACTAGATGGCAAAAGGATAGAGTAATGGGAACACCAACACAACCGTTTAAATCAGGTAGCAGTAAGCTAGGAAACTTTGATGTCAGTGATTACAGTGAGGGTGGAGATTATACACCATCTAATGACCCATTAAAACCTAAAGTTAAAGATGATTTTATAGGTGGAGATATGCATACACAAGAAATTTTACAAGCAGAAGATGCTAAAAAAGGTGGCTCTACTGCAGGTGGTCCATTGTCTAACCCAACACCTTACGGTGATGTAGGTAGTGGAGATGCTGTACCATTTGAAGGTCAGCAAAGACAAATGTTATCTGCTGATATTGATGTAGAAAAAGCTATTGAAGATGCATTAGATTTTGAAATAGATGCGCTAGAAAAAGCACAAGGTCTTGACCCAGTAGCAGAAATGAAAGCTACTAATAGAATAACTGAGTTACAAAGTAAATTATCTGAAGCTTATGCATCTACTGCTAAAAAGAAATCTACTATGGGAGATAGCTATGAAACTAGAGCTTTACGTAAAAGAGTTCAAGAAGCTTCACCAAAAATTTCTGCTGGAGATTTAGAATTAACAATAGAAGATGCTAAACCATTGCCTACTACAAGTAAAGGTAAAGGTCCTGGTATTAAAAATGCACAATCAATTATAGATACAGGTATAGAAAGTAGACCAATCTCACAAAAATTAATAGGTGGTAATAAAAAGAATCCTAACATTGAGTATTCACCAGCTCCTAGTTCTTTGTCTCAAGGTAATATAGAAACTGAGCTACGTAAAGGTGCAAAGATAGAACAGTATGGACCTCCAATAAAAGAAGGTGGTCCTAATCAGAATGTAAGTCGTAGAAAAGTTCCTTATGACTATGATGTAATGAAAGAAATGAATCCATCTATACAAGACAAAGCAGGTATTCTAGGACAAACTTCATTAGATAGTGTTAAGGATGATATTGCTGCAGAAAAAGCAGGAAAAACTTCGTCCTTAGTAAACAATAAAACAGGTGAACCTTTGTTACTTAAACAACCACCTAGTGGTAGACGTACTTTCAATAAAGGTACTACAGTATCAGGTAACCTAGTTAATAAAACTACACCTGATAATCCTAGACAAGTATCTAGTGGTAGAAAACCTAGCATAGTTGATGATTTTAATAAGGCTAAAGATGCAGGACTTGATTCATCTAGAGCTTTAAAGAATGCACAGCGTCAGGCTAAGTTAAATAAAATCAAGGGCAAAGGTAAGGGTAAAGGTAAGCTAGCTACTACGTTATTAGTAGGTGGATTGTCTGCATACATCGCAGGTCAATCAGATAAGCTAGATAAATAATGTTTGCACAAGGCAAAAGAAAAAGAAAATCTGATGGGACGTTTCAGAAAGACGTGTGGTGGACTCCTTGGAATGATGCATGGAGTTATAAAATGAGTAATGAATTAAAAGATATGTTAGAAAGAACTTCCTGGACATTTGTCGAGGCGTTCATAGGTGCGTTAACAGTTGCTCCTCTAGTTGGTGTAGATGCTGAAGTACTTCAGTTAGCTGCATTAGCTGGTGGTGGTGCTGCACTTGCAGTAATCAAAACATATGCAAAGAAACAAATAACAATTAGTAAGTAATGTTAAAAAAACCAAACTGGATTAAAACAGGACCTATGGGTACAACTACTGTAGGAGGTAAAACTTCAGCTGTTAACCCTAGTAATATCCGTGAAATAGCACGAGCATATAACTCAGGTTATAGCACTATGTCTAAAAATGTTTCAAAGAACGTTGCTGCTTTTAATAAACAATATTCAATAGCAGCTAAAATAATTGACCGAACAGGTTCAATGTATATGCCTGAAGAAAAAATGGTTGGTGCTGGTCTTGCTAAATTTGGTAGAGCTGCTCCTGCAGTAGCTAAAGGAAGTAAATTATTAGGTGGAATTACTCCTGGTACAGTTGCATTAACTCTTGCTGAAGGGGTATATAAAGGTACTAAACGTGCATTAGGTCCTGGTGGTACACAATTTCATACTGGTACAGGTGTTCCTATTTGGGAAGATAGAAACACTGATAACATAGGAAGCAAGTTAAATGGATAAACGTTATGGTGTTGGTGCAGGACACAAAGGTCTTGGACGTAATGAACTAAACAAACGTATGAAACAACATACTGCTCTTAGAGATAAAGCTATTAGTAAAAGCAGTAATGCATATGATGATGCTAAACAAATGGGTAAACTTATAGGTTCATTTGGTAGTGAAGCAGGCTTTCCTACTAAGGATGCTAAACAATATCAACAACGTAAAACTAAAACAAGTAACGCTCAATATAAATTAGCTAAGAAATATAACACTGGATTAAAAAAACTTTACTTCGACAAGTAACGTCCGCAGTTTAATCCACATACTTTCTTTTTAAAAAACCCTGTAATAAATCTCTATAAGCAACTGAGGAACCTTTCTGTTGTCGTCCATCGTATACATCGTGATGCCATTTACATAACATAGCTACATTATCCATACTGAATTTACGTTTCTTGTTACCGCCCATTCCTATACCATGTATATGTGCTAGCTCTAACCATTTGTTATCGTTACAATTAGCCCACTCACAGCGTCCTCCTGCCCTTTCTAGAGCAGCTTCCCTCATATCTGATAAGTTATCCATCAATACTATACATACTATATTTAAGTGTGATTTCTTCATTAGCTTTAATAGAACGTAAAGGAAATAAATGATTGACATATGTCCCGTGTAAACGTCTAACTTCACAGTTAGGGTTGTCACTATGGTTAATAAACCCGCCCAATGGTGTACGTATTACCTGTCCTTTGTCATCCATAAAGACATGCGTTACACCTATACTTGTTTCTAAATCACGTATAGCCCTGATAGTAAACAGACCTAATCCCTCTATCTTACTTGGTTGTATTGTAAGATATTTAGGTAACGGTCTGTAAGTAGGTGCGTTATCCATATACAGTGAAGTACTTACCTGAAGGTAAGTCCCATGTTCTCATTACATCTTGCCATCTAAACTTATCTATCTCTGATGAACCCTCGTATATTGTATTACTTATCATCATAAAGAGTTGTGTACTGCACTTACCATTTACTTTTCCTATGTTTGCATCAGCCATACCGAATAGTTTATCTATATAACGTAGTGTATTTAATGTAACTTCTCCTAAATCTTTAGCTGTTTTAGGTCTCATAGCATGGTCTAAGTCTGCAAGGTTCTCACCTCTTGCTA